TATGACGCGCTGGCATGAAGACGATTTGGGTGGGCGCTTGCTACAAGGCAACGAGCCATGGCGTAGCCTCTGTCTTCCCGCTATCGCCGGAGATGCTGACCCTCTTGGACGGGCGCCAGGGGAGGCGCTGTGGCCCGATTGGGAGGATGCGGCGGCACTGCTGCGTAAGCGGGAGGCTATCGGCGAACGTGCCTGGTTTGCGCTGTTTCAGCAGAATCCGAAACCTCTGCTGTCTGGGATTTTCCGAATCGACCGCATAGGTGTGATGGAGCTGGAGCCCGCCGCCGACGGCCCGGTGGTTCGTGCTTGGGATTTAGCCGCAACGGGCGCCACGACCGGAAAAGACCCGGACTGGACAGTTGGGGTTAAGCTAATGCGCACCAGCTCCGGCCATTTTGTGGTTTTGGACATTCATCGCCTACGCGGTGGGCCGCATGAGGTTGAAGCCGCCATCGTTGAGGCGGCAAAGTTAGATGGTGTGACTGTGGCAATCGGATTGCCGCAAGACCCAGGGCAGGCAGGGCGTGCGCAAGTGCTCTATCTCACGCGTAAACTGGCAGGTCACCAAGTTCTTTCATCGCCCGAGAGCGGGGCGAAAGAAACGCGGGCTATGCCAATTGCATCGCAATGCGGGGCCGGTAATCTCTCCATAGTCCGGGCCCGCTGGAATGCAGCGTTTCTCGATGAGTTGCAAGGCTTTCCCGCAGGTAACAAAGACGATCAAGTGGATGCGCTCAGCAGGGCATTCGCGATGTTAACGGCAAGTGGCGCACCGGCTCGAACCATACGCCTGCCAATCCTGGCGCGATAAGACGGAGGCGGCATGTTTGGTAGTATAACCGATCGAATTCCGCGCGACCAAGACTTTCCTGACCGTGTCTGGCAACTTGACTGCCTGCGGCGGGTACTCAACGGAACGTTGTATAATGTGCTGCCGTTCCAGTTTCATCAAGAACGCAAGGGTATAAACGGTGATGGGGACTACATCCCTATTGCCGAGCGGCGCCCTTCCATTCGCTACGGCCTCTGCCGCATGGTTGTTGACGACAGTGTCGCTCTATTGTTTGGTGAAGGCCGGTTTCCAACGATCGACGCCAATGATCCCGAAACCAGCAAGATTATTGCCGACATTGTGAAGGAGACGCTGCTCAATCGTGTTATGCTGGAGGCGGCACTACGCGGTTCCATTGGCTCGGCCGTCATTCTTCTTCAGGTCTTCCGTGGCCGGCTATTCTTTGAAGTCATGGACACACTTTATCTCACGCCCGAATGGCAGAGAGAGGCGCCAGACACGCTTCAGCAAGTCACGGAACGCCGCAAAGTCAGTGGCGCCTTGTTACGAGAACAAGGTTATGACGTTGACGATGACGCGCTCAATGCCGATTTTTGGTTTGTGCGCAAATGGGATTCCGATATTGAGACGTGGTTTCTCCCTTGGCGTGTGGGCGACACGGCGAGCGCGATGCGTAAAGATTCCGACCGCTCGGTTGCTCATCGCCTCGGCTTTGTTCCGATGGTTTGGATCCGCAACCTACCTGGTGGCGAGGCACCGGACGGAGCCTCTACATTCCGCCCGGCGGTCGACACCAGTGTTGAGATTGACTACCAACTTTCGCAAGCTGGCCGTGGCCTCAAATACAGTTCCGACCCGACATTACTGTTAAAAGAGCCGGCTACCTCAGACGCCAGCCTCGTTCGTTCCGGCAGCAGCGCCATCGTGGTAAGCGCTGATGGTGACGCAAAAATGCTGGAGATCAGCGGAACAGCTTCATCCGCCGTGATCGATTATGTTCGGACTCTGCGCGAAATGGCTCTCGAGAGCATTCATGGAAATCGTAGCAACGCGGATCGTGTCTCTGCTGCGCAATCAGGTCGCGCCATGGAGTTATTATTTGCGCCGCTCATCAGTCTCGCCGACAATCTACGTGTAAGTTACGGTGAAGATGCGTTGCTGAAGCTGATACGTATGGTCATGATGGCTTCGCATCGCTATTCAATCAAGGTTTTTGGGCAGCCGATTAAGCCTTTGCCACTAGAGACGCGCCTGTCGTTAAAATGGGGACCGTGGTTTAGCCTCACTCTCGCGGACAAAATGCAGCAGGCACAAGCGGTGTCGACAGCCATGGCCGCCGGGGTCATGAGCCGCGAAACGGCTGTCAAAGAGTTAGCTTCTATCTACGATGTTGAGGATGTTGACCTCGAACTAAAACGGATTGCTGCTGAGCAGCAGGCCACGCAGCAAGATACGAAACCCAAATAAACGTTGTGGCAGAAGTTTGTCGACCATTCTTTGCTCTAACTGATCATCATTACACATTTTTGAGATAACGTATTGCCCTTTTTCGTGCGAGACAGATGCAATCTTCGGGAGAACCTGATGTCTGATATACGTGAACCTGCTCAAGAGATGCTTGACCCGGAAGACCTGGTTGAAGTTCCGGCCACCCGCCCGCCAACACCGTACGAGAAGAAACTCCGCACGGAAGCGCGGCAACATCGCCTGCGCGCTCAGGAGGCCGAGCGTCAGCGGGATGAAGCGCTCACAAAAGCGTTGAAGGAAGCAGAGAGTAAAGTTGCTGACATTCAATCGAACGCAAATCAACGTATCGTGCGCGCGGAACTGAAGGCATACGCTGTCAAGGCCGGTATCGTCGATCTTGACGGGTTGAAACTCCTGGACATCGATAAAATCAAAATGAATGCTGAAGGCGAAGTTGAAGGCGCGGAAGAGGTGATCAGCAATCTGCGCAACGCTAAGCCTTGGCTGTTCGGGCAGAACTCCAGCAGCAGCAGCGCCAAAGCCCCTGCGGAACAAAACGCCAAACCCAAAAACGCCAAGGATATGTCGCTGGAAGAGTGGCGCGCTGCACGTGCTGAGATCATGCGTCGTCGCTAGGAGGTCTGGCGCGATCGACGGAGGGAGACCTTACCTTCACCCGTCGTTCAGGTACGGACGGACTGCTCTGCCAAGCCCGGGTGACCGGGATATTTTCTGCCTATCGGGGCCAGACGCCCAGGGGCTCTCTGTCATGAGAGGGAACCCGTATGGGAATCAGCAATTTTCCGCTTGCGCTCCAGCCTATCATCCAACAAGGCTTTCTGGAGCGTGAGTTTGAGACAGCGCTACATTCGCGTCTCGGCTATCGCGCGATCGCCGATCGAGAAGAGTTTTCAATCGGCATTGGTGAGACGCTGACCAAAACCCGTCCTGGTCTGAAGCCGAGCGTCACCACGCCGCTCAATGCGTCAACCAACACCAATCTGGATAACGGCCTCACGCCGACCTATGAGTCTGTTGAGCAGTACACGATTGCCATCAATCAATATGCTGCGACAACCGACCTCAATACTGTCACCAGCCGGGTGGGTATTGAGAGTCAGTTTATTCTCAACGCTCAGATCAACGGCGAACAGGCGGCACGGAGCTTGGATGAGATCGCCCGCAACGCCCTGTTTGCCGCCTACTTTGGCGGGAACACGCGAGTGACGGTCACTTTAACTGCCGCAGCCCCATCGATTTCGGTTGATGACATCAGGGGCTTCCAATTCGTTCCTGGTTATGGCGGTCTTGGTACTCTTGCTAATGGCTCTCAGTCACCAACGATGGTTGCGGTGTCACCCAGCTCACCGCTCACCGTTACGGTCGGATCAGATGTCTATAGCCTCATCGGTTCCACCGCCGACGCCAACAATGTCTCCACAGCTCCTGGCGGTATCTCCGGCAGTTTGACCTTTGCCACCGATGTTGTTGTTTCCGACGGCTTTGCGGGCACGCCGGTTCAAGCGAGCAATGCCAGCGTCATTGTTCGGCCGAATGGGCGCAGCAATACGTCTATCCTGCAATCCACCGACACGCTGGCTATGTCGAACTTGCTTGATGCCGTAGCCAAGTTAAGGCAGAACGCAGTTCCGGATATTGACGGCGTCTATAACTGCTACCTTGACCCTGTGTCAGCCCGCCAACTCTTCTCCGACCCCGACTTCAAGCAATTATTCCAGGGTGCGACCTCGGCCAACTCCGTATTTCGCCAGGGTATGACAAATGACTTCCTTGGTCTACGGTTTATGCCGACAACGGAAGCCTATGTGCAGCCGCACCCTTCCATCACCAACCTCAACGTTCGCCGGCCGATCATCTGCGGCCAAGGTGCGTTGATTGAAGGCGACTATGCCGGCATGGCGACAAGTGCGGTGGCACCTGCCGACAGCATCGTCAGTATGGTGGATGGTATTGCCATGGTAACACGTGAGCCACTCGATCGCTTACAACAGATCGTTGCGCAATCCTGGTATTGGATTGGTGGTTTCTGTGTGCCCACAGATATCAACACGAGCACGACCACAATTCCGACGGCAACCAACGCGGCTTACAAGCGTGCGGTGATGATTGAGCATGTCGGGTAAGCGGAGGCTGTTGTGTCCAAAAAATCTGGCACGAAGCCGACATTGCGTGAAAAATTTCGTGCTGCGCTGCCGGGACGACCAGGGCTCTATGTCTTCGTCGCCGACGAAAGCTTCTCGATTTATTGGCACGGGTGCACGCTGTACTATTTATCGGGTGGCCGGTACTCTGTCGAAAGCGGCTTAAGGGCAGCGATCTTGGCGACGGACCGTGCCGTCAGGTGGGAGCCATGACATGCCATTAACACCAATCGCTGCGTCTGAACAGGCTTCGGTGTGACATGAGCACAGGAAGTCTGCAACCATTCCAGCTCTCTGGAAGCGTCACTATCGCTACCAATAGCACGTCCAGCAGCAGCGCCATACTCCCCTCTATTGGTGACGTGCTTGTTGTGAGCAACCTCAACAACGCGCCGGCTTTCGTCGCTATCGGACAAGACGCGGTTATTGGGGGTACCAACAGCCTCGTGGTTTTGCCGATGCAAAAACGCGTGCTGAATACAAACGCTTTTGTCTCCATGGTCAGCGCTATTCTGACGGCCGGCAGCGGGAGTGTTGTCTTCGAGGTTGGCGTGGGAACGGTTTTCTCATGACAGCCGTGCCCGACAATGTGACCGTTCTTCCGGATGGGTCGACAGTTCCTGTTGTTGCCATTGCTGGGACTGTCGCTCTTTCCACGGCCGTCTCGGTCAGCAATTTTCCGTCGACGCAGGCTGTTTCGGGGGTTGTCACGATCGCCAACCCCGGCACAGCCAGCGGGGGCGTATCGAGCGATGTTACGGTCACCAATTTCCCGACCCTGCAGGGCGTTTATGGTACAATTGCCATAAGCAATCTGCCGGCGACACAAGAGGTGACGGGCACAGTCGGTGTGGTGTTGCCGTCGCTGGTGGCGGGTAGCGCCAGCATCGGTAATGTCGGCATTCTCGGCGGCGTGACGATCGCAAATCTGCTGCCAGTACAGCCTGTTTCGGGCACTGTGGGCGTGATCCTGCCTGCATTGCCAGCAGGTTCAAACAGTATTGGTCAGGTCGGCATTATCGGCACACCCAATGTGTCGGTGGCCAACCTACCGGGCACGCAGGTGATAGCGGGCACGGTGACGGTGGCCAACCCCGGCACAACCGGTAGCAGCACCGTAACAGTCGCCAACCTGCCAACGATCCAAGCGGTGAGCGGGACTGTTGGTATCACCGGCACACCGAGCGTGTCGGTGGCGAACTTACCCGGCACGCAAGTGATTGTGGGCACCGTAACTGTTGCCAATCCAGGGACTGCGTTTAGTGCAGTTTCGGTAACAAATCTTCCCACGACGCAGGCCGTGGCAGGGACCGTTGCAATCAGCGGAACTTCGACGGTTTCTGGTTCAGTTTCGGTCAGCAATCTACCGGGCACCCAGGCGGTCATCGGCACTGTTGCCGTGACCGGCGTGGTCACCAACCTGCCGTATGGCAGCACGCCCATTGACCAATCAGCCAATGCCGCCGCCATTCCGATCAGTGGCTACTTCCTTTTAGCGACCCTGGCAGCCGCAGCGGGGCGTGCGGAGTGCGAGTGCCAGAACCAAGACGTTTCCACCATACAACTCGTGCTCGATGATGGAAACGCCACGGCCGGCAGTATTTCCAGCATTATGCTGGCGCCAGCGGCTGGGACGGGACAACAGGGTGGCTCTTGGGTCAGCCAGGCATTCAAGGGAAGAGCACGCGTCTACGCGCCAAGCTCTGGCCTGCGTGTGATGCTGAGGGGGTGCTAAACTATGGCTGCATCGTTTCCTCCCTACGCGATAAAAAATAACAGCACGATCGCCACACTTCTTGCCACCGACACAATCGGGGCAACGCATGCTGGCGCCGATGCCCAAATCACCGTAAAGAATTTTTCCAATACCCTAAACGCTATCTATAGCGGGACCCTCGGGTTGGTCAGCCAGCCAGCGGCAAACCAAGTCTATCAGCGCGACACTAAAACCGGCGGCACGATCGCGGGTGTTAGCCTCGGCCAAGGGGCTGTGCCGTTCACGCTCACCTTAACTGAGCCAGCGGTGACCTTACAGTATCAAGTTGTGCTCGCGTCCAACAATGCCACAGTCCTTCAGGCATGGACGAATTTGCAGAGTAACGTCAATGCCAGCACAACCGGGACGGTTTTCTCAGCAGAGATTTCCGCGAGCTTGAATTGGTATCAGATCCAGTTTCGTGCAAATGGTGATAACACCAGCATCATCACGTCGGCTAACCCGTTTGCCGTTGGTGAAGTTGTGGCTTTCTCCGGGCAGTCATTGGCCGTCGGGTTTGTCACCAACGCCATCAGCGAAGACCAGACCACCATCGCGAGCCTGTTGAGTTTTATCAAAGACGGTACGATAAGCGCCTACGGCGTGGTTTCTGCAGCGTACACCACCTCCGATGGCGCCGGGAATAACGCCTATAATCCTCCAATTAACTACAATGGCGGCGCGCCGCACTGGCTCTTCCCGGTCTCCGCGGCTTCTTACACATCGAGCCCGGTCAACTCGACCTTTTGTGTACAGTTCCTCAACCGTTTGATTGATCATTGGGGCGTGCCTTGCGCCATGGTTGGCTACGCGGCCGGCAGCACCACCATCGCGCAATTCCAACCGACCTACTCCCAACCAAGTGGCGTTCAGAACTATACGGCGCTTAACACCATTCTCGGCGCCGCCGGCAAATTCCGCTGCCTGTTATGGATGCAGGGCCATCAGGACGCAGACGGCAGCAACAGCGCCGTCGTTACCGCGGCAGAAGCGGGGACGATTTCTGCCGCCTATTCGTCCATTGTGACCAACGGACTGGTGCCACTTTTCAATGCGCTCTGGGGGGAATACCCATATGCCAGCAGCAACTTTGCTGTGGTGCTGGCTTCCATCCCCGGTCACCCGTATATTGGCGCATCGACACCGAATCAGAGCGACGGCATTGAGATTGTGCGTCAATGCTATCTCACCTATGCAGCCAGTATTGGCGCCCCGTATGTCGATGGGCATGACGTGCCGCTTTACACCCTCACGGCGGCGCAGACCGGCAGCAGCGCGGAATTATACCTGCACCCGACGCAAGCGGGAAACATTACGCTAGCAGACCATTTTTATCGGGCCTACCTCAAAGCGGTTGATCCAAGCGCCATTAATTTCGGCGATGAAGGTCCTTATATCACCGCCGCATCCCGGAGTTTTGGCAGCAGCACGATTGCGCTTACGGTCTATCAACCCAACTTCAGCGCGGGCGCCACCGCTCTCACCTCAACTGGCACGGTTTCGTCGCTGTTTTCGGTCTTCGCCAGCGCGGCGACGCCGTTTTCATCCAGCAATTATGCAGTGACGAACACTGATGCAGGGGGATCGGTTCCCTCGACCTATTCCGTCACCGGCGTCACGCTGGTGAACAATGGCACCGCCAGCGCCTATGCCACGATTGATCTTACCATCTCCCCCACCCCAAACGATACCGCGTCTCCAGTCGCGCTCGACGTGTGGTTTGAGCGCGCGTACGACAGCACCATTGCCGTCGGCGGAAGTGTGTGCGCTGCGATTTATGACAATGTGGCAACGGATGGGCTTCCCAATGGGCGGCTGATGATGGCGGTTCCCCCCAACACCGGCGGCAGCTCTGCTCCGGAATGGATCATCACGGCAAAGGCGCCGACGGCCGCCATCACGGTCTCTGTCGGCAGTGCGTCCTATAACCCAGGCACGGTTGTCACGGTGTCGGGAACGTATCAGAATGGCACGCCGAGTTCCGTAGCCTACTACTTCATTCCTAATACC